GTGGCAACCAACATAGCATCATAATCAGGATCACCAGTAGCACCAAAAGTGCCAGCAGCGATAAGCCAATCCGCAGTATTAAACGGATTAAACGTTCCAATGTTAAGATCGTCCACCTCAACATCCTCCAATAGAATCGCCGAAACTGATGATTGCAAGACATATTCAACTCCTATAATGGCAATTAACCCCTACGCAGTGAGCTTGCGTAGTCCATCTGAAGAAACCCGGGGCAGTCTGCGACATCATCGCAGAACATAACGGCGCCATCATACCGTTTGCCCAAGAAACGCTCGATCACTTCACGACCACCGGCTTTCTCCACAATGCTTTCCGCATCGTAGATCTGCACATTAGCATCATGATCCAACAACCACTCAGCAAACGAGGGGAAGCCGGGGTGATGCCACGCTGAGCTCAGTTGCATAGCCCAACGCACAGAGTCCAGGAAACCATTCCAACCTGGACGAAAACGTTCGTAAGACATCATGCCATTCAAAACGCGCATGATTGGTCGAATACCACAGCATACATTGTACTTCGACCTATAGGAGCGGCGGTGCACATTCTGCAAATAATGCACCTCATTCTCGGCTATCAGCCCTTTGTCAGGGCTAATAACCATCCCCAAGTCTTCTGCTAAAACAGCTTGCAACTCATCCGGGTCAATCTGCTCGGCAAAGACATAGACCCCATCATCGCCCTGCACCTCAGCAGCGGCGACACTAGAGCCCAACCGAGCAGCGCCATAAGCTATAACCCATAGGTTACACAGACTGTCCAGCATATTTGTCATTACCGAACCTGATGGGATGCCCCGCAACTTACCAGTACGCATTCCCACCGGTGTCGCTAATGATACCGTAGTCACATAGTGGCTCAGATTCGACAAGAGGACATGGTCCTCAACTCTGAACCACGACCGGATGATGGAGTAAACCCTGTTGATCACACTATGTGGTAGTGTGACGTCGAACTTAGAAAAGTCGACTGACATGACAGGACTCCACGCACTTGGACGACGGTAATGTCTATCACCGTCAAACATGCCCGTAATAGCACGGTCCACCTCCATCGCGGAGGTCCAGGCAGCGAAACCTGGTTGGTGCTGCAGGGCTTTGAAAAGAGGTATGAAAACCATCTTCTCTAAGTTCGCGACAACACGCGAACACTGCCAAACAACCCTACTCTTAGGTGGCTTGGCAAGCCCAGCCGACTGTCCCCGCGTACCCAGGATCGCTGGATACGCCTCAAACTCACTAGGAGTGCCCCTCAGTAAATCACCAGACAGGTCCTTGGCCTGCTCATGGTACCGGGGGTTCGAGGTGACAAACGGCCATCCGTACGACGTACGGCCCTCAAAGGACTCAGCCGCAATACCGAGTGGTACAGAACTCAATGAGCCCTGCTTCACTCTCGTCTTCACGAACGAGTCGGCGATCTTAGCTGCGTGGGGATCAATTTTCACGTTATGCTGAACGAAGAACAGATCCACGCCCTGCACCAAACCATTGAGGTATGGTGCAACGTTCGACATTGACCCAATCATACCACGTTGGATCAATTCTCGCTCACGCAGCCACGACGGAAGCTGTGAGATCCGGCAATGCTTCCAGACTGCCGAAGCAATCTCGTCACGCTTACTACACTTGTCGGCGGTCTTACGACCAACAAGAGGAGTAACCAGATCCAACAAGAACCCCGCCGCAATGACCCTCAAGAAGGCCCACAGTCTAGTGACCGCGGACTCATCTGCGAGGGGAACGAAGGTTGGACTAATGTTATACATTGTCCACCTACCTTTCGAGCTTGTATAAAAGGCCACAACCCATACCCTGG